TAATGAGTCAAACGCGCGAAGAACTAATCAGACAAGCAACTGTAGGATCTATACTGGCCTTGATCGCTTTTATCGTTTTAATCATCACAAAGCGACGCTTAGGCAGGAGACTTAGACTTTCTTTGTCCCCCCCCCAGTCAGTTTTAAGAGTGTTGAAGCCCACGAGGGCCAAACGCGAGTGCCCATTCTCTGCTAGAGAATGTGGCTGCTTAAGACATGCACCGGAGAGGAAAGGGAAACTTACCGAAGACGAACCATTGGGAATTAGGGTAAGAAGAGGTCAAAAAGTCTCTAAGAAGTTAGCGATGGAATTGCTCTACAGCCGCCCAACAAACCAAGTCCGAGAAGCTGAGTGCCCACAAGACGCTGTCGTAGATCGACAGGTTAAGGCACCCAAGAAACTCGTGATCTTAGAGGGACGGGAGGCAGTAGGAGTTGAGAAGTTTGGAGCAGGTTTTGAGCCGGTGTTAAAAGACAAGAAGTTGATTTATTCTTCTGATGTCAAAGACGCGGACCCACTACCAGCGAGGAAGATGAATGTGATACCCCCGAACTCTGAAGGACATCCGACTGCATACGAGATACCGATAGTATTTGCCTACTATCAGTATCGGGTACCGGTTGAGTCTAGAAGAGACCAGGCGAGAACCCAGTTGTGGGAGCTTGATGGGCAGATGATGCATGGCATGAAGGGCTGGGCTTTCGAGATCCAGAACAAAGATGCTATAATTTTCTGGCCTGTGGATGGGTATTGCTTCTTCAGATGTCTGGCAGCTTACTTGCATTTCAATGGATTACAGCAAGCGTATGATGAGTGGTACTACTCTGCAGACATCTATGGAGTGAACTCCATAAGGAAAACGTTGCCTGTCACGAAGAATATGAGATTTGTAGCTTATAAAGTGACAGACAAGTTGAGGCACGTCGGACTCGAAATAGATTTTTCAAAACGCCCTGAAGATAACCTCCACGAAGATCAAGAAGACATAGAGTTTGAGGAAGAGGAGGCTAGAAAAGGCAAGCAACAACAGCTCATCATCAGAGAGGGTCAGGATGAGGTTGTCAAGCCGGAGAAGATTGAGAAGCCAGTGGAGAAAGTGGAAGATGGCGGCGACAACCTAGTAAAGGTGAGAATTCAAAACCACTGGCGTAAGAAGAAGACCCAAAAGAAGAGGACACCACAGGTTAAAGACCAATGGGCCAAAGTAGAGGACAAATCACCCGCAGAGAAAAAGAGAGAAGTCAAGTTGGCGAAACAGGGTTTCGTTGAGGTAGATGACCCTGTTTTGAAGACTTCTCTAAAGTTGAAGAAATTGAAGAACAGACTTCAGAAGACGCGGGATAGTCTAGAGGCTCTCAAAGCAAAACAACTCGCTTGGAATCCAAAGAGAAACACGCAGACACCTCTGACAGACATGGTGACAGTACCCCTCACCCAGAAACTTACCAATCTCAGGTTCAGCCTAATCAACAATTATAGGAAGTCTTTGGTAGAGAAATTAGAGTGCGGTTACTGCGCGGATAATTTCAAGCTTTTGATGTTCACCACCATGTTGAATGTTATGAGGAGAGGGATGTACAACCAAGACCTTGTTGATTTCGGTCAGGAGCTAGGAGAGATATGTCCCAAGTGTGCCTGCGTCACCTCGAAACCGATACTCTTCGATAAAGCAGTCTATGCGAAGTTGGAAAACATGGGTATCGCTTTCAAGTCGATCCAGGAGGTTAAGGTAACTCAGGACAAAGAAGTTTACAGCGGTTTCACAGAAACTTTGTCTAGAAAATTGTGGCCACAAGGTCAGACGGGATTTTTCTTCCAGAATATCCCTAAGTTGCAAGCTCATGCAACTTCAGTTACCAAAGGAAAGGGTAGCGAGTTTTGGGCTCAGGTAGGGGCTGATAGTGAACACCCTGGATCTAGGTTGTTGGCGAATCTGTACCAATCAGAGAACTTCGGGACTGAGAAAGGAACTTTGTACGTAGACGTCCAGTCGAAATTCGTCAACTCTTTAGACACCATTAAAAACCTCTATACTTACCAACCGGACTACCTACCCGGAGCTCAGAAACCCAGGCGACGATTCAACACCAAAGTCAGTGAGGGAGCTTCTTTCTTATTGTACAGACAGAATGTCACTATTATGGATGACACCTATATGCACAATAATTTCGGAGCTGCTGTGAGCAGGTTGGAGGACTTGGTGAACCTCTGGTATGTTGATGCAACTTTAGTTTTGGACAATGCAAACGCCAGAGAGAATATGACTACGAAAACCAAAGGAACTTTTGACTTACAGTCGTTTTATGAGACGGTGAGCGAGCACATTCGAGTTAGGGCAGAACAGGACGTCCCCATCACCAGAGTGGTTTTCATATTCTCAGATATGCACTGGTACCTAGATCATAACGCTTGGAATAAGATGTTTAAAAAGTTTGACATAGATGTAGCTCTGAGAGTGGTCGGAATGGATTTCCCTGCGCAAAACGGATGGTACTTTATTGGGGATGGTGAAGGAACGGTGGAGATATTGGACGGCACGGTGATATTCCACGCTAGAGGGAATGGAGCGCCTTATGTGCACCCAAACATGAGGTTGGATATGACGTACAATGACAGTACCCAGATGACCCCACACGGAGGACACTTATCCATCAATTACCAAAGCTGGGTAGGAATTGATTTCGGTAAGAGCGAAATTAAGGCAAGCTATAGGAAGACGCCGTTGATCCCTCAAGTTACAAGCTTCCTATCGAGAGACTTCAGCACCAAGACTAACTTTGCTTTACCAGTCTTGCGACATGAAGTTAACAAGAATATCTCAGCTCAAATTGTCCAGGCAGCTGTGATATTAAACAAGGACGATAGATTGGATTTTATACCGTTTTGGGTCAAAAGTTCCTTGTCGTATCTCCTACACCGAATCTTTATAGGGAGATTACCTGAGTCTGGACTGAATAAAGAAGACCACGAAGCTCTTCGAAAAGGGATTCTCTTCCAAGGATTCAGAGAAACGGCAGAGATAGGTTTGGAGATTTGTAGACAAGCTATCGTGGCGATCTTCACAGTTTGGTTCGCATTCTACCAGGCGACCGTGGAGAAATGGAATGAGATCTGTCAAGTGTACTGGGGTCCTTCAGAAGACTTAGAATTAGAGGGAATCGTCAAGGAGCACCCCTTGGAAATGACTGGTCTTAAGAAGGTCTGGGAAAACACGTACAGGGAATTCACAGGTTTGTTCCCAGAGAATTGGTTTGAGGAAGTAGTCAAAGCATTAGAAGTTGCTTATTCACGGGTGTATTCTTTGTTCGACTTCCCAGAACCGACTGTAGCTGAGGCCGAAGTGGTAGTAGAACCGGTTAAAAGAGTTTTGGAAGAGTGCACCGTGAAGTATTGGAGCGCTGTGGTGACACTAGTCGAGGAGGAAGTGGAAGAGAAGCTCGAAGTACCCGAGGGAGCTTGGACTATTGTTAACTTTATCCTAGTCCTAGCTCTCTTACGTGAAGCGGTGGTTATTTTATACATCATTTACATCCAGATAACCAGGAGAAGATTGAAGGCTTTTTGGTCTCAAAGTGAGATCTTGGATCGCAATGGTGTCGGGGACATGCTTTTCTCAGGACTAGGAGAACCGGAGAAGGGATTTTTCGTGGTAAAGCCGGTGGAGGAGGTACAAGACGTGAACACTCTAAACCCGACTTTTGTCTCTTGTAGTTATTACTTGGGACATAGGTTGGTGGATGAAAAAGAGTTTAGGGAAGCAGCCGTGGTCGCAGACAAAAATAGAACACGGGGACCTAGAGCTCCTATAATTACCGGATTTGAATTCGTGAATCAAACCGGCAAGGTTAAGTCATACGCTTACGATCATACGAGTATCGTCAATTTGTTGCATGCCATTTCAAACAGATTGTTTAGGCCTATGACCAGAGTGGACCACGATTGGCTGGCTCAGCTCAATCAGGTGACTGATTCGGAGTTTAGGAAATTGGATTTATTGATAACTCCTGAATTTATTGAGCAGACGTGGTTGGAACCGGAAGCCCTTTTGAAAACCAAAGAGGGTTGGGGAGAGAAGAAAAAGGAGGTCTATCGTGAAGCTATACGAAAACAACAGATGGACGAGATGGGTTCGACGTACTACACGGGTTTTGTTAAAGCATTGGAAACTTACTCGAATCCAAGAAATCTTCGCGGCAATGTAATTTACGGAGACAAGAAGCGGGCTAGAATCGTCGAGAATAGGCCCGCGATCGCAGCGGGGATCCCATGGTTGATTTCTAATTGGTTAAACGGTACCTTGGGAACGTTACTTCCAGAATATAGTTATCGTGCATCTGAGAAGAAATTGTCGAAATTTCTGGAAGAGAGAAGGGATAAAGGGGAAGTGCACACTTTATCCACAGACTTCGGAGCTATGGATTCAACTGTATATCATGAGACTCAGGAAGCTGTAGAAAGAAAGTTGCTTAGGATCCTGTATCCGAAGATCAGGGGAAGATTGGTGCACTTAGGGTTTACGCCTCTACAGGTGAGCAAAGCAATGAGATGGATGACTGCACACATAAAAACCACAAAGTTTTTCACCTCCATAGGAAAGATTATATTAAGGAGGAGAGGGGGGAGAGCGTCTGGTGATCCTTCTACGACGTGGGCTAACACTCTTACTACCATAATGTTTTACAAAACGTGTTGCATGAGGTCAATGGTAAAAGTCGTCGCTAAGGTCTCAGGTGATGACCTGACTTGTTTTTCATCGAGCAAGTCTGACATCCTGAGATTGAGGGATGAGATGTTAGCTACAACTTCGAGGGAACCGGAGGAAGATGTGGCACATAGTGGTTTCGTGATACCTTCAGAGGAATGCGTGTTGGGGATGAACCGAGCAACCTTCTGTTCAAAGACGTTGCATGTGAAGGAGAGAGCAGTTCTGCCAAAACTATCTAATTTTTATTTTAATTCCAGGCATTACAGCGGAACAAATAGGTTCATCTTAAAAGACTGGCGAATGCACAGATATGCGGTAGCGCTAAGTCGGTTGTTAGCGGCCGGCCAGTCGAGAATTCTCCAGGAGTATCCTATACAACTGTGTAAATCCCTAAACTTGATCGGAAATTATAGGGAGTTAGTAGAGGATCTTAGAGTTCTGGTTCGCTCGGCTAAGATTAATTACTTCGAAATGTTCGGAGATTTTTGGGAAACCCAGGATATCCATGCAGTAGAGGAAGTTGATTACCTGGTTCTCACTGAATCTAAAGTTGAGAAGATCAACATGGAAGTGATGCTCTTAGACGCGGATGAGAATGAGAAATGCTACCTGATGTGCGGCTTCAAAAATAAACGTATGAATAGAGAAAACAAAGGAAAAGAAGCACGCAATTTGATGTCTCATTTCTTTCACCCAGACGGAAAGCCAGCGAGGATTTCAGGGGGAGGGAGAAAGGACATAGCAGTTGGAATGGTCAAACAGCATTACACAGACACCAGCTCCAACTCTATAAAATTCTTCAGGTTTCAGATGCACGACTTGAACACTTTGGGTTATGTTTACTACCCTTCATCTGGAGCTTGGACGTTCTCGCCATCAATTGCATTAACTGGACAAGTCGGTCCAACGGGAACGGAGTATTTGGTGACATCTTTCGGGATAGTTATGGAGGAAACTGCCTCAGTCACCAATGTTCAAGGGCGTTTTTACGTGTTGCAGACTAATGAGCAGTTGACTGCTGATCAAGTCAAACAACATCCGAACACGCAACCGTTGAGCATCAGAGAGACAGTCATTCACAACTTGGTGCCAGACACGCCGAATGACTTGTTATTTATTAGGGCAGCGACAGATCAAACCGTCTTGGAGAAATACCTGTATGTCGTTGCAGATGGAGTTGGTACCAACTCTAGGCTGGCAGTATCGATCACCGTAAAATACGAGTTTGTCATTACCAATCAATACAAAGGTATTGCCTCGCCAGCTCAGAGGGTAGGATCCGGAACTAGAGTTTTAGAGTGGGTTTCGGAGGCGGCAGGTAAGTTCAATTCTTTATCACCTGAGACTAAAAAGGGATGGTTCGACCAGATTTCAAATCTCTTTAGTAGTGGCTCAACCTTTAGACAGGCTATAAACGGAGTGTCTAGAGTAGCTGCTCCAGTCTTAGCTCTTATGAGTGGATACCGAATGGACGGAGGAAATTTTAAAACCTTGCACTCGGAACAACCTGTCAAGGGAAAACGAGCGAAGAATGTAAGGAGGCTCGTTAAGATGAAACCTAAGAAGTTGAAGAAGAAAAAGAAAGTCGCTTTCTCAGGTTTCAAAAAGGTAGGTTCAGTAAACTATGTTTACGTGGACGGGGAAGGAGAAAAACATCCGGAATTGCTCACTATAGATGGTCGAACTTATGTGGAAGTTAATTCGATCAAACCGGAGGAAGCTAAGAATTTTTGGTTAGAGCAAGCCAAAGAAGTTATCCCAGCTGAAGACACGACAGAAGGGAGCTAATTGATTGTAGTGTGCGTGGCCACGACGCTTATTCGTGGCTATTCTTATACCAGGCATCTTGATGACCTGCAATATACTCTTGGGGGGCTATAATACCAAGTTTTAATTAGG